CTTGCGCGCACTCCTGATTTTGGCTTCAATGTGACACAAAAAGTAGACTTTGAAGAAGACAGAGTGTTGTTTACAAGAGAAGTAAGAAAAGATACGCCAGACATTAAATTGAAATTTAGAGATAACAACAAAGGTTATCGCGATGGTGAGAACTCTGATGGCGCTACATTCGCATACGGATTCAACTTATCTGCATTCTATTCTGACATTTGGAAATCTACGTTTAATGACAACATAACTAACCGTCCGTCTGACAACGTTAGGGTGGTTTTAACTGACATTATCAACCAGGGCGCAAACACCCAGTTGGCTAAGACGTTAGAGAAGGACTCAGATGATCGAGACCGAAACCGCGGTGGTTCCGACCATGAACTAAGATACAGAAGATTCGAGTTTCTTGCTATTGATGATGGTCTGAAGAATGTAGATTTGGGAGATTACCCACAGTTATACAGTTCGTTTGAGGCTTTAGACAGTGTACCTCCACAGATAAAAGCTCTTGGAGATTTGATTAATGTTGATGTTGTAGAAGGAGATGCCACAGTGTCTTTCTATAATTCCCTTCAAAACAAAATATACCGTAATATTAAAAATGAAGTTGGTGCAAACGAGAAATCTTGGCTTTTCGGTGCAGTATTTGACGATTTAAAGGCGACAGACTTAGATTATTTAATTCCAAAAGGTTCCAACCCTCAAGGTTCTGCACGCTATGGTGATTACTATGATGAACTTGAAGTAGCAAATTATGGGCCCGAAGGTGAACGAGATGGCACCAGATCAGTACAAAATGAAGACGGTGTTCTTGGGATTAGTAGGTACCAGTATGAAGTCGATAAAGGACTTAGACCGGGCCCAAACAGGGTGAATTACTTAAATCCAACACAACATGGTGGAACTTATATGAATCCTCCGCTCTACATTGCCCCTCTAAAGGCTTCTGGCTGGCTGGGTATGACTGAGTTAATGTTCCCTGATTACACGCCTTGTAAGCCAAGGAGCACCAATTTAGTTGGCTTCGATGATATCAACGCGATGATAGATAAAACTTACCCAAGAATCCCAGAAGACAAAAGATTAAAAGATGATCCTGATTGCATTCTAGAAGTTCCATTCAACAGAATTTTAAGTCGTCCATCTAGAGCGGGTATTCAAGGTATTATCATGTCTTTAACAAGAATCTTTGCATCGACTCATTTTATGAAAGCGCTTCCTGTGTTTTCAACATTCGCCCCAAGATTCCCAGAAAGTTACAGCAAAATATATGCTGCTTATATTGTTGAAAGGATGGAAGAATCCTTGAGAGGCGCCGGAAACAACTTCCTGAGCCCATTTAAAGATGATGAATTCTGGTATGCGTTCTTAGAGCAAGCCGTACAAACATATGCTCGTCGAGTAGACGATGAATTAGACGACAGCCTTAAACCAGAAGATGTACCACTCCACATTCAAGATGCGTTAAACCGTCTTAATAACTTACAAGATGCATACAATTATCCATATGGCGACGAACTTATGAATGCTAAGGCGTCTGGCGATGCCGGTTTGTTTGAAACGCTTAAAAGTTATCGAGAAAGTAAAAACCTCGAAGCAGTTCAAGAAGTTGATGAGGACTGTAAATTAATTCTTCAAGAAATGGTCGTCGAACAACTTGAAGCAATGGGCGCTCGATTCGAAGACAAGCTGAGAAAAGTTGGCTTTGCGCCGAAGTACAACAATACAGATTATTACTTTATGACTAATTTTGTTGGTGGTGCCGGTGAACTTACGTTAGACGGCAAATTTGTTGAAAAAACTGTCGATTCTATCCCCCAAGAAGGTGACAACCACTATACCACGGGAGATTTATTCGCTTTACCTGATGGCACTGCCTATGTCGGTGAATATCACGTACATGTAGGTGATGATAATGTTCCAGTCTACATGGCCGGCCCGGAACATGTCAATTCATTACATGACCTTATAACTCCGTTTGCAAAAAATGTAGTTGTTGGAGTAGAAAGAACTGATGGTTTTGTAGAAATGGGTGACATTGCTGAAACCATCAACAGTTCAAATAGTTTTTATGTCAAAAAGAAAATACTGATAAATGGTTCCGAACACAATAATAGATCAGCAATTGATGTTGTCAGAAATGCATCGAATGGTGTGGGGAACATATCCGATTCTTTCCCAGGCTCATTGCGGATTGTTTCCAGGCCCGGTGGAACCAACACTGTTGGTATCAGAGGCAACATCGGAGTACAATATGCACTTGAATTTGGCGCTATAATCGGCGGCTCGCCAAGAGAGATTGTAACTACAACAGTGGATGCGTTGGACTTACCAGTAAGTAAGTTCGACGGAATTCAACCAAGCAGTAAAATATTATTGTGTCTCATTAATAATCTACGCGATGAACCCAAGTTTAGGCTAACGGTTGATTATATTGCAGGCGTTAATAAGAGTCTTTCGAACTACGCTATTTACTGTGATATGGCGTTTACACCATCAATTGGTGAATACACCGTAGCACAAGGTAAAAGCCACGGCTATTTCAACCCGAATGCTATTGCTGAGAAGCCAGGTGGTCGTCTAGTTGTTGGTGCTGCAGATCCCGTAACAGGAGAACAAGCCATAGAAATAGTTTATACTGAAGGTTGGGCCTCGGAAGACGATAGAAACGGATTTTTTGCAAGCCCATTTTTCCTTAAGTGGGATGAGTGGGACCAAGAATTGCTAAGAAACACAGTTCGTTCAGCAAAAAGAATCTTTAGACCTTACTATCGAAAGAGGAAATTCGATGTGGAAGATGACGGCGGCCCAGGTGCTTCGGACATATTCACGAAAGGCCTTAAAGAGAGATTTAGAACTCAACCCGGAGCAAACTTCTTGCCATGGTGGAAGAGGAATAGATTAAGAACAAGTCCATTTAATGCTGACGGCCAACTCTGTAAAAAAGAAGATTAGCATACTTATAGAAAAGGAATAGAACATGTCATCATTATCAGTTAAATTACCATTAACACGAGACTCTGGAGATGGTTTTGAAATGATAAAAAGTTTTAAAAGCATGATTAAACAAAATTTTAAAATGCTCTTATTGACCGAGAAAGGTGAAAGAGTAATGGACCCAGAATTTGGTGTGGGTCTTAAACGCTTCTTGTTTGAAAACTTCAACAACAGTACTTTTAGTAAAATGGAAAGAGCAATATTAGACCAGTCTGCGATTTATCTACCAATCTTAGATATTGAAGAGATTGTTTTCAATAGTGTGCCTGACAACCAAAATGCGCTGTCAATAAAAATTGCTTACTCAATACCAAACTTAAACACCGCAGATTTGCTTGAATTTACTATTTAAATTGAGGATTTAGAATGTCAAAGAAACAAAAGAACCTTTTACCGATTGATTATACACATAGAGAATTTTCTTCTATTCAAGAAGATTTGCTGGAGATTGCAGAGAGATTTTACCCTGACAGTTTCCAAGATTTTAGTGAGGCGTCCTTTGGTTCTTTAATGATTGATGCGGTGGCATATGTTGGAGATCAACTTTCATTTTACCTTGATTACAATGTCAACGAGTCCTTTTTAGACACTGCGTACCAATATTCCAATGTTGTTCGCCATGGTCGAGCCCTTGGGTATAAGTTTGAAGGCCGCCCATCAACCTACGGCACTTTGGCAATGTTTATTCTTGTGCCTGCCAGTACCACCGGTATTGGCCCCGACACAGACTATCTACCAGTCCTTAAAAGAGGTTCTTCATTTGGTTCTGCCGGTGGACTAAGTTTCGTTCTGACTGAGAACATCGATTTCTCGAATCCTAGGAACCTGTTTGTTGCTGCACGAAATGATTCAACAACTGGCGCTCCCACATTTTATGCTGTAAAAGCTTATGGTAATGTTGTATCAGGACAATTCGGTCAAGAACAAGTTGAAGTTGGTTCTTACGAAAGATTTAAAAGAATTGCACTGCAAACTGAAAACATTTCCGAAATCATCTCAGTAGTAGATGCTGACGGTAATGAATATTTTGAAGTTGATTACTTAGCTCAAGATGTCGTTTTTAAGGAAATTACTAATCCAAACTTTAAACTTGATAACGTACCATCAATAATCAAGCCGCTCCTTGTATCAAGAAAATACATTACCCAGTTTGAAAGAAACCAAGTAATTCTACAATTTGGAAGCGGCAAGTTTAACGAAAGCGATGTTGTGGCAAACCCACAAAGTGTAGCAGTAAACGTTTTTGGAAAAAACTATGTTAATTTGCCAACTTTCGATCCAAGTCGATTATCAGAAAACGAAAGCTTCGGCATCGTACCAACCAATACAACACTTACAGTAACGTTCCGAACTACGAACGGAATCAATTCTAATGTATCTGTCGGCTCTCTGAACTCAGTAAGCGCCGGCTTGTTTGAATTTGTTAACCAGCAAGACTTAGTTGGTTCAAAGGTTGCATCGATCCGCTCTTCTTTGGAAGTCTCCAACGAAGAAGTTATTTCTGGTGACGTTAGTCTCCCAACTACAAACGAAATTAAACAAAGAATTTATGACACCTTTCCGACGCAGAACAGAGCAGTGACCCAAGCGGACTACGAAAACATTTGCTACAGAATGCCAGCAAAATTTGGTTCGATTAAAAGAGTGTCGGTCCAAAAAGATGCTGACTCACAAAAAAGAAACCTAAACATGTATGTTGTGTCCGAAGATACAGCAGGTAAATTAACAGAAACAAACTCAACAATTAAAAATAACTTAAAAACTTGGGTTAATCAATATAGAATGATTAATGA